GACGGTGCCTTAATGCTGGTACTTTCTTATTACTTTGGGTCTGCACACAAGCATACGGACCCTAAATAACTCTGGACAGAAAGGAATAAATTCGTGGACGGTGTTTACTTTGCCGATAACACGCTTAAATACATTAGGGAAAGGACAAAAGTCCTTCAGGTGCAGATAACAGAGGGTTCTGTACCTGACTTCGCTAGCTATCAAAAGCTCCGCGCACAATACGAAGCTTGGGTTGCTGTCGAAGAACACATTATCTCTCTGCTAAAGAAGAGTGGACTCGACGATGAGTAGTTTAATACTGCCGGACCATGTTGCTACTGCGGTAGAAAAGCAACGCGCTCAAGAAGCCCTTGAAAAGATCAAGGCAAACTCCAAGAAAAAAGAAGAGCCTAAGGTTGAGACAGAGGACGAAGGTGATCCGATTGATATCACCGCAGCCTATGTTAAGGAGGAAGAACGGGTCATGGACCCTACCAAACTTCCTGCATCGGCCCTTGCTCGCATGCCCCAGCCTACGGGCTGGAGGATTCTAATCCTGCCATATCGTGGCAGCGGTAAGACTAAGGGTGGCATTTTGATGGCTGACGAGACGATTGAGCGCAACTCAATCGCCACGGTGGTCGGATACGTGCTGGCCGTAGGACCTGAAGCTTACTCGGATACGACACGTTATCCCACTGGCCCTTGGTGCAAAAAGGGTGATTGGGTGATGATTGGCCGTTATGCGGGTGCGCGTTTCAGGATTGAGGGTGGAGAAGTTCGCATCATCAATGAGGATGAGGTGATCGCCACCATAGCAGATCCCGCCGACGTTCTCAGCGTATGAGTGCGCGGCGCTCCATGGAGTGAACCATGCTTGAAGATGAAGATAAGACAGAGGACCTTGTTGAAGATGAGGCAGCGGAAACCGAAGGTGGAGACACCGGAAAAGAAGTCGAAGCGTCTTCAGAGGGAGAGAAACCTTCTTCTGGTGGAGATGATGATGACCTCGCGACTTATAGCGAGGGAGTCAAAAAACGTATTAACAAGCTAACCTATAAGACCCGTGAGGCAGAACGCCGTGAGCAAGAGGCTCTGGAGTATGCCCGTGCGGTTAAGTTAGAACTTGACTCGCTTAAAAAGCGAGAAATGACCATCAGTAAGAGTCTTGAGACTGAGGCCGAAACTCGGCTTAAAACTCAGGAACAGTTGTACAAGGATCAGTACAAGTTCGCTGTCGACAGTGGAGATACGGACAAGCAGGTTGAAGTTCAGACCTATTTGGCCCAGCTTGCTGTCGAAAAAGAACGCCTCCGCAATTACCGGGAATATCGCCGGGAGACGGAAGCTGCTCCAGAACGTCCTGTTCCACAACCTGTACAACAACGCCAGCAACCTGACCGCAAGGCTCAGGAGTGGGCGGAGCGAAATACTTGGTTTGGGTCGGAGCGCGGCATGACTGCCGTAGCTTATGAGATACATGAAGATCTCATGTCCGAAGGATTTAATGCCTCCGGCGATGATTACTACCGGGAACTGGATTCGCGTATGCGGAAAGAGTTCCCAAATAAGTTTGCAGCACCTGCTGCAAAGAAACCCGCATCAGCAGTAGCTTCAGGCCGTCCTACACAGGTCAAGAAGTCATCTAATGCCATCGAACTGTCCGAAACGCAGAAGACTATTGCGAAACGGCTTGGTGTGAGCTATGATGACTACAAACGGCAATTGAAGCTCGTACAAGATAGGATTGACTAACATGAGTCGCCCTCTTCCACGCGCTACAGAGAGTCGCACTAACAACTCCCGGCCTTTGGTCTGGAAACCCCCGTCCACTTTGGACGCACCGCCCCCACCTGAGGGGTATACACACCGTTGGATTCGTACTGAAATCAATGGATACGACGACCGGAAAAACCTCTCCGCCCGCCTTCGCGAAGGCTTCGAACTAGTTCGCGCAGATGAATACCCAGATCGTACCGATCTACCGACTATCCAAGAGGGTAGACACGCAGGTGTTATTTCGGTGGGTGGCCTCGTTCTAGCGCGTATTCCAACAGAACTCGTGCGTCAGCGCACGGCTTATTACCAAGGCAAAGCTGGTGAACAGCTTGCTGCGGTGGATAATGATCTGTTGAGAGAGAACAATCCAGTCATGCCAATCATTAAACCTGATCGGCAATCTCGTGTCACATTCGGCGGTCCAAGGGCCGACTGATTTCAAAGGATCTAAGCAATGGCAAATATTAATGCCTCGTTCGGGCTTCGCCCGTACCGTATGCTTGGAAGCACTGCCAACACCAACGGCGACACCGTCTTCTACATTCAGACGGCTGCTACCGCTGGTACTTCGTCAGCGATTTATCAGGGTTCCCCTGTTATTCCGTTGTCGAACGGCATGATCGACATTGTTGGCAATGCCAACGGTGGTACGGTTCCGCTTCTCGGCGCATTTCTCGGCTGCAACTATATCGACCTGACTGGCAAACCTAAGTGGTCGCCATATTGGCCCGGTACGTCTGCGGTTTATGCTAACTCAATTGCGACTGCTACGGTTGCTTCCGCTCCTGATCAGGCTTTCTTGATCAACACGGACGCTGCTGCTGCGGACTCGATTGTCCACGGTAACGCTAACTTCGCAACTGCAACGACGGGTAATGCTACCACGTTCCAGTCGGCTGGTAAGCTTGCTGTCTCGACGGTTAACACCACCAACACCCTCAACATGCGTATCTTGGGCTTCGAGGACACTCCTGCGAACTCTGATGCTTCGGTTGCTGGTCGTTTGGCGATTGTTATGCTTAACAACCACTTCTACCGCTACGGTGCCAACGGCACTGGCGCTGGCGTTTAAGGAGTACTGAACCATGGCTATTACTCGTTCACAACTCCTCAAGGAACTTGAACCCGGCCTGAACGCCTTGTTCGGCCTTGAGTACGACCGTTACGATAACGAACACAAAGAGATCTTCGACGAAGAATCCTCGGAACGTGCGTTTGAAGAAGAGGTCATGCTCTCCGGCTTCGGTCAAGCTCCTGTCAAGGGCGAAGGCTCTGCCATCACCTATGACACCGCTGGTGAATCCTTCACGGCTCGCTATACCCATGAGACGATTGCTCTTGCATTCGCCATCACGGAAGAAGCTGTGGAAGACAACCTCTACGACAAGCTTTCGGCTCGTTATACCCGCGCTCTAGCACGGTCTATGTCGAACACGAAGCAGGTCAAGGCTGCGTCGGTTCTCAACAACGCATTCTCTTCGTCCTACTTGGGCGGCGACGGCGTATCGTTGGTCAACAATGCCCACACGACCGTTGGTGGTGGTAACTGGTCCAACACGCTTGCTACGGCAGCAGATCTTAACGAAACCTCGCTTGAACAAGCTCTGATTGATATCTCGCTGTTCATCGACGAGCGTGGCCTTAAGGTTGCTCTTCGCGGCATGAAGTTGATCGTTCCTCCTGCACTCCAGTTCACGGTTGAGCGTCTGCTCAAGTCGGAACAGCGTACAGGCACTGCCGATAATGACACCAATGCGATCAAGTCCGGCGGCTACATGCCACAGGGCTTTGCGGTCAACCACTTCCTGACCGACTCGGATGCTTGGTTCATTAAGACGGATGCTCCAAACGGCCTCAAGCACTTTGTTCGTTCGCCGCTTAAGACGGCTCTCGAAGGCGACTTCGAAACGGGCAACGTGCGCTACAAGGCTCGCGAGCGTTATTCGTTCGGTTGGTCCGATCCTCGTGCGGTCTACGGTTCGCCGGGTGCGTAAAGAAGTCGTGTCAGCATGACACAAGATTAGGGGTTGGCCTTGTGTCAACCCCTTTTTTGTTGTACAGTTTCTCAATCCCTGACTGCCACGATGGCAGACAACCCAACGACAGGAGATCCTCATGGGAACGACGACCTTTTCGGGTCCAGTACGCACTGGCCCAATCAAGTACACCACTGGCACAACGCTTGGCATGGACATCGCCAACATCGGTGAAGTTGTACTTTCGCAATCACAGGCTATTACTCAAGCTGGTCCCGGCGCAGATGGCGTGTTCACGAC